ATTATCTTCTGTAATATTTGTTAATGATTTTTTTTACCGACTCTTGAACGTTTGAGTTATTTTGAGCGGTGTTTGAACCTTGTTGAGCTTGTTGAGCTTGTTGAGCTTGTTGAGCCTGTTGGGCTTGTTGAGCCTGTTGAGTTTCTTGGTTCGCCTTGTTTTTACATCCACAACCCATGTTTAATCTTTTTTATTAGTTTATTTATCTATAAATAGTTTATAAAACAAGTTTAATTCAGAATAAATAAAAATCAATTATTTTTATTTTGTTATATTTATAAAGTATGAGAGACTTCATTAAAAATTTCTTATTAGAACAAGATGACAATCTTGTCACATTAACTCCTGAACAATATAAAGATGTATTAGAAGATGTTGGTGGAATTGCCGCAAGAGTTTCGAATATAAAACCTTACAGAGGTAAGGGTATTGTAATTAACGGTGATTTAGATCTTAGAAAATTTAAAACTGTTGGACCACTTACAGGTATTGTAAGAGTTATGGGAAGATTAGATATTTCTGGAACCAACGTCCCACATCTTGATGGTGTTACTGTTGATCGATACATTAGTGATTGGGGATCTACAATGCATAAAATCAAACTAAAAAAACAAAGAGATTATAAAATTTCACAACTTGAAGGTTATAGAGAAGATGATGAATGGAATATTGAAAATAATGATGATGAATCTGAAAGAACTGAAGCGTTATATGAATTCTTAGTTGAAGAAGGTATTCCTGAAGAATATGAAGACGACGATGGAAATGAAATAGAAGAAGATAAATATTTTATTTATCCAAATGGTACTGGAACTCAAGGTATTGGGAAACAATACGAATGGTTAGGTGGAGGAACTTTATCTCCAGACACATATGATGTTTATACTCAAGATGAGTTAGATGCTGCGGCTAGAAGATATGTTGAAAATTCGGTTGATGACATGGGTTATGATGCATTTTCAAGTTGGGTATGGGATCAAGCGCTTAATAAAGGAGAGTGGCAAAGTTGGTTAGAAGATTTTTTTGAAGATATAGTTAGAGATGATCCTGAAAACTATGATATAGGACTTGAATTATCTACAAATCAACAACATCAAGTTAATCAATTAACAAAAACTATAGAAAATCTAAATAATAGATTAGAAAAAGAGGAATTGTCTGACGAAGAATTCGAAAAAATTGAAGGAAAAATAGAAGGGTTAGAAGAGACAATAGAAGACATCAAAGAAGATCCACAAGGTGGTTATGATGAAAGTTCTATACAGAATGAAATTAATGATAGAGTTAGTGAATATATTGATGATATTGATGATTTTATTAAACATTACGGTTATGAACAAAATTTCATAATGGATTTTGTTGATTTAGATGAGGTTACGGATATTGTCGTAAATAGTGATGGTTATGGTCATCTATTAAACTCTTATGATGGAGAAATGTTTGAAACACAGGTAAATGGTGATTGGTATTATGTAATGAGAGCGAGTTAGGTCTTTATTTGTTCATCTTTTTGTATTACTTTTTAACACAGAGATGGCAAGAAGAAAAAAAATAGAGTTTTTATTAAATACCGATTGGATGTTTGAAAAGCCAATTGATCGAGAATACAAAGAATACAAATTACTTTCATATTTTCAAAAGATGGGAGAAAAACTCGACAAGTTAGAGTTATATCCCGGTTTTATTGAATTATCATTACATTTAATGAATGTTCAAGCATTGATGAAAGATCAAAAAATCCTTTATATCGATAAGAAATTAAATAGTATCGATGATGAAATTCTTGTTAGAGATTTAAAAATCAAAGATATTCCCGCCATGTCAAATGAAGAAATTAAAGAATTCAAAGACATTCTTATGTATTCAGCACCAAGAATTATGGAATATTTTAATATTGCAAAATCTGTTTGGACGATTGTTTTTGATTCTTTGGATATGAAAATTAAAAAAAACAAGAAAAATTTATTACACCCAAAAGGATATTTTTATTATATTAATAATGATAAAAAATATTATGTTTGGGAATATATGGTAAAAAAACAAACAAAATCTAATCCACAACAAATGACAAAAATTAATTTAATTTATTGTGATTATTTAAACGATTTGACAATACCAAAAATAATATCTAATTTATCGACATTTGAAATTGAAGATAAAAAAATAAGCCCAATTTTTCATATGTCATCAACGGGAACATTTCCTGTGGAAGAAACACTTTTACCGATGTTTAAAAGAAGAATATCTGGTTATCTTTCACAAGAAAAAAGTTTTGAAAAGAACAACAACGAATTGAAATGAGTTTTAGTAAAAGACTTTTAAAGAAAGAAAATATTTTAATGAATTTGGAAAATATAGTTCAATACCTAAACGCCGACGCAATAATTTGTAATGACGAATTTTCAAAAAAGGTATATGATTTTTATAATCAAGGAAAAACAAAAGAAGAAATAATAAAATATATAACAGAAAATAAATGAAAATTAAACTCGAATACGTATGGTTAGACGGGTATGCACCTGAGCCAAACCTGAGAAGTAAAACTAAAATAGTTTATTACGACTCAATCAAAAATGCCTTTCTCGACGGAAAATTTCCTATTTGGAATTTTGATGGATCTTCAACGAAACAAGCAAACACCGGAAATTCAGATTGTTTGTTAAAACCTGTGGCACATTATATTAAAGATATTCATTCGACCATTTATGTTCTATGTGAGGTGTTAAATCCTGATGGAACGCCACATCAAACAAATACAAGATCTTTGATTGATAAAAATTATGATGATCTATGGTTAGGGTTTGAACAAGAATATTTTATTTACGATAGAAAAAATAAATGTGTTTTGGGTCACCATGAAAACAACTTAAAACCACAGGGTGAATATTATTGTGGTGTTGGTCATAATGTTGTTGGTCGTGAGTTTGTTGAAGAACATATGAATATGTGTTTGAGTTATGGTATTGATATAACAGGAATAAATGCCGAGGTTGCGTTAGGTCAATGGGAATATCAAGTATTATCTCAAGGTAAATTACAAGGTGGTGACGATCTTTGGATGACAAGATATTTCTTATTTAAGATTTCAGAGAAATACAATTATGAAATCGAACTTAACCCAAAACCATTAAAACACGGAGAATGGAATGGATCGGGTCTTCACACAAACTTTTCAACAGATATGATGAGATATTATGGAAATGAAAAGTATTTTATGGAACTATTCAACACACTCGAAACAAGACACAAAGATCATATTAAATCATACGGATCAAACAATCACTTACGACTAACTGGTGAATATGAAACACAATCGATTGATAAGTTCAGTTGGGGTATATCAGATAGAGGAGCATCAATTCGTGTTCCACAGGACACCGCAAAAGAATGGAAAGGATATGTTGAAGATAGAAGACCAGGTTCAAATGCAGATCCATACAAAATCATTGGTGAGATAGTAAAATCTATAAAAATCACAGATGACAGATATAATGTTGAAAATACTTCAAATGAAGATACGAATAAATCTCTGTGGACAGAAAATGAACCACATTTTTTTAGAATAAAAGAATAATGGTTAATTTAAAAACATTGATTATTGGAATATTTTTTGGGTTTTTGGCTCAAATAATCACATTTTTTCAACTTCAAGGATCATTAAAATATGAATGGATTAAAAATCATTATTGGTTAACGGTATTGATGGGTATTCCAATATCTATGTTGTTTATGTATTCAGTGAAGAATATGATAATTGCATACAATGGTCAAATGTGGCCGTCAAGGTTAATAGGGTTTAGTATTGGGGCGGTTGTTTTTACTTGGTTAAGTTGGTTGATTTTTAAAGAACCTTTAACATTAAAAACAATAGTTTGTTTGATTTTAGCAATAGGAATTTTAATAATACAATTATTTTGGAAATAAAAATGGAAAATAAAGAACATGTAAATCACCCACAACATTATCAATTTGGTAATGATAGAACTTATGAGGTTATTAAAATAATTGAAGTTTATGATTTTGATTTTCATATCGGGAATTGCTTCAAATATATTAGTAGAGCCGGAAAAAAAGACCCCTCTAAGGAGCTTGAGGATTTGAAAAAGGCAAGATTTTATCTTGATAGAAAGATACAAAATTTAGAAGAAAATAATAGAAACTAATTGATTTCAATTATTTTCTTCCCTTTAGTTAAATTATCTTTATCCCATAGAATATAAAGATAATCAATAAAAGTCATACTTTATATTTGATTATTACTATAATAAATCATATCATTAGCAAATGAATGACAAATCAAACAAAAAATCGAGTCTAAACAAGGAAATTAATGTTTTTGGTGCCATAACCACAGCAAATGAATTAATGCGTGAAACACTTATCAACTTTACTTGGGGGTTTTTAGGAAACTCTATTGTTGTTTTTGTTTCAAAAGAAATGGATATGTTGGTTTTAATTAACTATATTCTTTATTACATATTGATTTCCTATATTGTAAACAGGAAAAAATATGATACGGTATTGGGTAAGTTTATTGTATTACCGGGATCGGCGGCATTTGGAGCGTTTACAGGGTATAAATTGGCGCAACAAATAATAAATATATTATGACAGAAAAAAGAAACATAGAAGAAGTATTACATAAAGTTATCAATGGGGATTGTATTGAAGTTATGAAGACATTACCTGAAGGGTCTGTAGATTTGGTGGTCACATCTCCTCCCTATGGCGTTGGTATTGCTTATGATGTTCATGAAGACGATGTTGAATTTGAAGAATACGTTGAGTTTGCCAAGTCTTGGTTGTCTGAAGTGTATAGATTATTAAAAGATGATGGACGAATTGCTCTAAACATCCCTTATGAAATTAACAGACAGAAAAAAGGTGGTCGTATCTTTTTTGTATCAGAAATGTGGCAAATTATGAAAGAAATCGGTTTTGGTTTTTTTGGTATTGTTGATTTAGAAGAACAATCACCACATAGAAGTAAGACAACAGCTTGGGGGTCTTGGATGAGTCCGAGTTCGCCATACATTTATAACCCAAAGGAGTGTGTTATTTTGGCTTATAAAAAACATCACATCAAAAAAGTTAAGGGTCAACCAGAATGGACGGGTGAATTAACCGAAATTGAAAATGAAGATGGAACAAAAAGAAACAAAATGATGTATGACGAAAGAGACAAAAAAGAATTCATGGAACTTGTCTTTGGTCAATGGAATTATTTTGCTGACACCAAGTCTTTAACCAAGGCAACCTTTTCAATGGACATACCAACAAAAGCGATTAAAATATTGTCCTACAAAAACGATATAATTTTAGATCCATTCGCTGGTAGCGGGACTAGTTTAGTTGCTGCAGAAATCTTGGATCGTAAATGGATCGGAATTGAGTTATCACCAAATTATTGTGAAATTGCAAGGTCAAGAGTTCAACACTTTGTTGACGACAAAAAACAGGTTAAAATTGAACACGATTTAAATTAGTTCAACAAAATCACCTTCTTCTATTTTATATTTTTTACATTCACCACCTGGTAATTCAAGAATCATATCTCCATTACCAGTAAAGTGTTCGCAATCATCAGAAAAACATGGTTTACAATTATGGTGAATTTTTGTAATTACATTACCATCAATAAAGATAATATCTAAATGAACCAAACAATTTTTCATCCAAAATGAGTGAGGTTCATTTTCCATAAAAAATAACATACCATTAAAAGATCTATCAAATTTTTTTCCCATCATACCTTTTTGGGTATCTTTTGAAGTTAATACTGTTTTAACATCAAAAAGGTTATTATTTATTTTAATCTTCATATTTATAAATACTATGATTGAATTTAAAAAATGGGCGGGTATCATATTAAAACATAATGACGAAGTTTTACTCTGTAAAAGAGCTCCCGATAAATCATTACCAAACATTTGGTCCATTCCTTCAGGAAAAATTGAAAGTGGTGAATCACCAGGGGCAGCTGCAATCAGGGAATTTCACGAAGAAACAAATT